CGGGGAACTTCAGCTGGTTCCATTAATTGAAGTCTGCATATTCCGAGCTCCCTCCTTGTTTGGATTCTGCACATGGTGTGCAAAGATCGGACAAGGCCACCCATCTCTGGCGAATTTTCACCAGAGGCCTCTGCGGAATGCCTGAGGTCCACTTGGTAAGTGGGTCAGGATCTTCAGTGAAATACTGAAGCAAAGCAGAGTCGTTTTCGATCGGGACCTTCGTTTGCCTCGCTATAAGCGACGCTACGAAGATCTCTGTCCTCTGCAAATGCTTATTAAAGCGGGTTTTAAAGCCGCTATAATCAGCAGGAACATTGGACTTAAGACCGAAAACACCTGATCCCATGTGTACGTAAGGAATATCCTTACGTATGGTCGACGCAAGTCGATCAGCTGCCGTATACAGGGACTTCTTGTAGAAGTTATTCCTGGTTTCGACAGTACTTGCTAGGGACTCAGGTTTGCCATCGTTGAAGGTGCGCCAATAAGCCGGGGTCACGTCGTGACCACGGAAGGCGTCGATGCCGCATGATTCTCTGAACCTTCCGGTCCAGAAAGATTTTGCGGTGTTGACCTTGAAATCAAGGATTTCGAGGGCTTCAACGAGTAGCTCCCGACTGTCAACGGGGATGACTATGTCATCTCCGAAGACGGCCACCTGCCCAATTAGAGACTTGATATTTCCCATTGTATGACGCATCCCACGTTTTGTTAGAACGCAGGATATCGCTATACTCAAGAAAATCAGGCTCTCTACAGGGAAGGTGCAGGCGTTGCCCATGGTTGAGAATTTTCTCAACCGGATCTCAGACGGTACACGTTTAGTGATCGTCTGTGAGACCCGCTGGGTTCGAGACGCTCTAAGACAGTTTAGTAGTTTCGGGTTTTTCCGGAACATCTGTCCAACAGCGTGACAGGTGACACGATCGCTGGCAGCCGAGAGATCGACTGTAGCAAGCGTGCCATCCCGGGACCCAATCGTGCACAAATCTTGGTTGTGACTCTGATCGCGAAAGCGAATGAATCTACCAATCCAAGAATCCTGCGTTCGGTTGCAAAAGTAGTGCCACATATTCTGTTGGCACCACTGACTTGCACTCG